ACCATTGACGGCTTATCAAGCCAGTCCGCTCCAAGTTTCAATTCCTCATCGAGCGAGTTCACAAGCTGGGCCGATTCCGTGAATCCCAATTCCTTCCCGGCAGGAGGATTGTGGACATAATCGGCATGATATTTCACCTTTGGATAATCCGCTTTGGCTGCCGACCTTTCGACATACTCCCCGCCTTCCCACACATGCGGCTTATCATATTCGCGGGGATTCTTCTGGTTCGGGTAAAAGTTTGATTCGAGCGGCAATGTCTGCTCTCTGGGCATTTACTTATCCTCCGGATGTTTCACCACTGGCGGGACTGCTGGATGAGCCGCTTGCGCCGGCGGAGGAGTCGGTTTTGCATTATTCTTGAAATCGGGAGTATCGAACCATTCTCCCTTCAGGGCTTTCTCTTCAACAAGGTTATTGACTACAACACGGCCAGCGGTTTTGCTGTATTTCGCTTTGGGATAATCCATTTTCTTTCTCCTTAAAGATGCGGCGAGACTCAATAGCCGCGCCGCGATTTGTTTAGGTCAGAACCACAACGCCCGCCGAAGCACCATTGCTCAGGACGGTGTAAACGAGGTTCGTCACACGAAGCACTAGACATGCTCCCTTAAATGCGGGAAAGGTGGCCGTGGTTTTCAGTGCCGTACCATTGGCCAGCAAAGAAGTTGCCGTCAAGGTGTGAGCATTGGTTGTATCGGAGATAATCATGATGATATTCCCCTCTTGCGCGGCTGTCGGGGCTGCAAGCGTCATTGCATCGACGCCCGCAGTTTTGACAATGTAAGTTGCCGCCACGCCTGCCGGGATCGCATCGGCTGAGCCTGCCAAGAAAACTCCTGGCATGTTCAAACCACCGATGATTGCATTGACGGCCTCAATCGTATTTCCCTTCATTTGCTGGGAGGGGAAGTCCGAAGGCAGGCCGATCTGCACCTGTGCGCCGCTGACATGAGCCACTGAACCGCTGCCCATCTGCCCGCGTAGCACCTGAATGGTTGTTCCGGCGCTGGGAACGTTTTGGACAAGGATCATTTCCTCATCGATTTTTAGGTAAGTGATGCCCGCTGAAGTCTGGAAATTGGGCGTGGTGACTCCGGTGACGCTGGCCAAGGTAATGAATTGGTCATTCGCGCCAACCGCAGAAGAGAGAGTGGTTGTGGTGATTGACATGGTTTCTCCTTAGCTCGCCAACCGGCAGGCCAACTCAGGATACAGCGCAGCAAAGCCATACAGGATGTCAGTGCGGAGCGGTTCCCGGTCGGTGTTGATGTCATAATTCTGAATCATGCGGATGGACAGCCCTTTATAGTTCTGCCGATCTTTCATTGCCACGCCATTGGGCAAAGGCAGGTCAGCAGTAGCCATCATGAAAGCATCTTCCACGAAGGCCATTGCTTGCGGGGTGTTGGTGTTGGCCGCGCCCAGCACGTTGATTGTCGCTCCGCTTGCGGGGCCAGTGATTGCGGCAGTCTGCCCGGTAACGTTCTGGAATGGGCCGCTGACGATGATTGACGGTGAAATGGGAATGGTTACCGCGCCAGCACCGCTGGAGTTCTGATCAGCAGTAACGACGAACTGACGCAGCGCACCAGTGGATTGCCGACTCTGCGGATTGACCGCAAACACGCCAGTCGCACCAGATCCAATGGTGAACACATCGCCGCGCTTCAGAACGCCAGTGATTGAGTTTGACCACGCCTGAGTAATCAGCGAGTTTCCAGTCTGTCCAGCGCCGTTCACGGTCGGAGTGCCGCCGAGAGCGCCGACGATGTGAGTCCGGATATTCTGATCCATTGCAATGGGATCGAAACCCAAACCTTTACCGATTGCGCCTTCGCGGTACTGCTTTGCGATTGCCGTACCATCCTGGAAAAGTCCCTTGAGAGTATCGACAATGACCGCCTGCATTCCGGGCGTGATTACCATCTTGCGGCCATCCACCGGGCAGGCTTCCTCATTCAGCCGCTGGCCCACTTGCAGATAGGTAAATGCTGCATTCGGAATGGTTCCAGGGGTGCCGATGACGTTGTTCACGGTCTGATAGAGCAAGGTTGAATCGAAGTCAACGCGGTTTGCAATGGCCTTGATTGCTGGCTGTACAAACCTTTTCGAGAAATCATCAATGTTGAGAGCAAGATCGGCGGTTGTGACGGTCATATCAACGCCGAATTGCGTGGTAAGCGTCAAAGGCACGCTGGATTCGGTGATGTCTTCAAGAGACAATGCCTGTCCGGTGCGGCCCAAGAATCTCGGTGGTTTGCGAACATTAAGAACAGATCCGATCTTCGCACCATCGCGCCCAAACTGATCGGAATATTCCTTATTCATATATCCGACCATTTTGATATTGTTTTCAAGAACCATCGCGCCTTCACGTGTGATCTGGCCAATGGTTAAGAGGGTATTTGCCATAACTCTCCGTTAAATCAACGGCCTTGCTGGGCCTTCCTCGCACGGACATAATCTTCCATGCTCATCTTGTCCAGAGGAACCGTAGATTTTGAAGTGTTCACGGACAGCGGTTTAATCGGCGCTGGCAGTGAAGCCTTTTTCGGTTCTGGAGAGGATTTTTCTTCTGCGGATGAATCGCCCAGAGACATTTCCAGCTTATGCAATTCTCTGGCTTGCGCGAATGGGCCGAGAGCGGCAATGCGGCTGAACTCATCCGGATTTTTTGCAAGGTGGTAAAGCAATTCTGTCCCTTGCTCTGAATCCAAAATGAATCCGTCCATCACAGAGCCAGCCTGAATCTGAGTAATCGGGGAGTCCTCATCATAGACAACTTCTTTCCAGTCCGGATGCTTTACTACTGATGCATCCGCACGTTTCACAAAAGCTTCCATGACAGCTTTTCCCTGTTTCTCAGCCTCTTGCTGCTCCTGCGTTTGCTTGCTCTCTTGTCTTACTTTTGCGACGGTCTTAGACTCTATCTGCTCCGCTTTCCAGTCTGTGAGATCGTCAATGTAAGCCTCCCAATCGGCATACTTCGCGGTTCCATCTGCTTTCAAATCTTTGGAGGTTGGCTTGGGTCGTGTTCCCGACTCAACAGGCTTTCCAGTGACCTGCTCAGTCGGGGCACGGCCCGACAATTTGGCTTCGAGACGTTGCCGCGCTTCGCGCTCATCCCTTAATGCTGCTTCGGTTTCGGTGTTGCGCTTAGTGAGCTTGTCGATCCGCCTTTGCCATCCACCGCTGACTTTCTTTTCTTCTTCACTCTCCGGTGTACCCGTTGCCGATTCGGGCGAAGTTGTGACCTGCTCTTGTGGAGTAGTCGCGGCGGGTTTTGCAGTTTCGGCGGAGGTACGCGATTGAACATACTCATCCATCGAAACTTCTGCGGGTTGCTGTATTTCCGGCATAGGCTTTAAGCTCCTATTGATTCAAGCGCGGCGAACAATGCCCACCGCTGGGCACGAAAATTAAATCTGAACAAAAGTCATCACCCCCTGAATGCTGGGGCCTGTTCCAACCGTGGTAACTGCGCATAATCTCTGGGCTGCTACCGTCTTAAAAATTGTCGATCCTGGGCCATAGCTTATGGTGCCAGTTAAAAATCCTGCGGTATTGAGCGCTCCCGTTAACAGGACTGTGCCAGTGCCGCAAGTCGCACCTGTACCATATTCAAATTGAATCGTATCTGCGGCAACGGTGGATGCGAGAGTGACCGAGAATCCGCACACATAAATTGTTGTCGTGCCGGAGATGGCCACTAAGGAAGTAGTCGTAGCGCTGGAAATATTTATAACTGCGCTCTGCTTTGGAATTGCACTGGACTGACAAGGATCTATCGCCACTAATGCGACTGTCGCGGCGGGTTCGATCTGGGCCACACTTAGGGTTACGGCAGCATTTACTGCTCCGGTGCCAATTGCGGAAAGGCGAATTCTGAAAAAGCTGCTCGCCGCGACTCCGCAATCCCATGCAACCGGAGTGCTATCCTTCAGGGCTTCCGTCCCTTCTTGAAGGAATATATCTGATCGCGTACATGTATTCTGAAACCAAGAATTACCGCCATCATCGGAGAATTCAAAGAAAATAGTTGCCCCGGTAAATGTTCCCGTTACCGTTACCGTAGCAAGTGCATATTCTCCAATGCCGACATTCAATTGGGAATTTGCCGTAGCATTGCAGCTTGTAGTCGAGTTGGAACATGCTGCGGAGAGTGCTCCGGTAAATCTCTGAGCAGATTGACCAAATGCCATCCCGCACAATAGCAGCGGAATCAATATCAAAAGTTTTTTCATTCGCCTTCCCCTTGTTCCGCAGTCTGTGCGGCCAATTCTTGCTGCTGCTGTCCGGACTGCTCGCCCTGCTCCAGCGCCTGTTGATGTCCCTGTTCCCCTTGTTCAAGAGCTTGCTGATGCGATTGGTCACCCTGCTCCATGGTCTGAGCATGATCCTGCGCTCCCATGGTGCGCTCATGCATTTGCTGATGGGCCTGCAATGCGAGTTCATGGGCTGAGTCATGCACATTCTGCAATTCTTCCGATTCAAGCTCTGCGCGGGTCTGCGCATTCTGGGCTTTTGTGGTAATTTCAGCCACTGTAATTTTCACATAGGCATCCAGTTCAGCTTTGCTCATGGTGGTCTGCTGGCGCATGGCTTCTATTTGAATATCGGCCTGCGCTTTGGCCTCATGCCCTTGCGCTTTTTGGAGCAGTTCCCCATTCACCTTGGTCAGCAAATCAAGCTGGGTTGTGGCGTGTGCAAGTTGGGAACGGAGCTGGGGCATTTGATCTTGCTCCATAGATTGCAGGATCGGAGGCGGCAAAAGCAGCTTCACGCGATCCGCGATTTCATCTGCTTGCGGTATATCCATATTGCGCAGGATCAAATCAGGGGCGGCGCTTGCCACGATAGGGAAAGATTTCGCCAGCTCCAATTGCGTGGTTACTGATTCTTGCCGCTTGGTTTGATAGGATGGCCCGACTGTGACGACTACGTCATATCTTCCACTCTGGATGTCATATACTTTCTTTGCCCCCGCGAGAGGATTCATCGGGTCTTTCGGCTCCCCTGGCGAGTCATTGACATGCACCATTTCTGCCGACCCATCGGGCTTGATGATGCGCAGAACTTGACGTGTGCTGTAAACCTTGGGGATGAGTTTCAGCA